GTCGAACTTCGTGAGGCCATCAGCTTCCTCTTCTGCTAATTTCTTAGCACCGTCAAGAATTGCTTGCCATTCTGCATCCAAAGTGCTGTCATCAACTAAACTCACGTTTTTATCCATCTTATCTCCACTTCGTGTAGGTCACATTCAAGCCAAGAAGTTTATACGCTTCAACGTATAGTTTTTGAATCTCAGGATTTTTAGCGCCCCAACTTTCTAAATAATGGAAATTGTCGTTTCCCCTGAGTTTTCCAACCTCTTGCTGCATATACTCATTGGCTTTCCACACCTGATGATTTGTCATCTCCCATCCTGGTTCGAGTGTAGCAGAAACTATATAATCTCCCGCGACTATATTCATCTGCTTTTCACCCACAAGATGCGCACTCCAGATGTCTGTTTCTGAAAACCTAGCATACGCGCTGCCGCCAGGATGATTGTGCATTGTCACTTTTCCTTTATAGAATTCATTGCCCTCATCCATCTTAAAACCATATTTATGCCCCTCTTTTGAACTCAAAACTTTCCCTGTTTCAGGATCTACAACATAACAATGTTCGTTTTTAGCATCAGCAATATCTTTAGCTATTGATAACACCGTGTCTTTAATTGTCGAATTATCTTCACCGGCAGGTGCTTCACCTTTTGGGTTTGCGCCACTATTGCTACCTCCGCCTGCGTCCGTGAATTCACCATCCTTATCACGAGGATGCTCGCTCTCGTCAAACTTTATGAATTCGCCATTCTCATTACGCGGATGCTTACTCTCATCATACTTCACGAGTATCTGGCGCGACGCGCTGTCCGCCTTCGGCAGCATACCTGCATCTAAAATCTCCTGCGCTCTTGCGCGCGCGTTGCTAACAGCCTGCTCGTCGTCAAGGCAGGTTTGCAGGTCTTCCCACAGGTCGTGATTGCCTAATGCTAGGAAGATGCTGTCAAGGGTCTTATCTGCGAGGGGCTCTCCACGATACGCCTCAACAAAGGAACTTTTGATCCGCTTCTTCGCATCAGGCGAGAACGATAGCTCACTGTCTATCAAGACAGGGCGCTTCTCGTTGTAGGGGTGTGTGAGATAATTCTTTTGTTTTCTGTCAAGCTGCCCTGAGATGTAGTCAAGCACAGCAGCACGCTCAACCCACTCCGGCTCATAAGCTGTAACAACCTTGCGAGGTTTACGGTGCGTTATATAGTGCTGCACGCTGCCCTCGTCGTCGCCCTGCTGGGTCATGTACGAAAGTGGCACGAGATAGTGCTTCTCATCAGGTGAGAGCTCTCGGTCAAGCAGGTAGACTGCCTCGGCACGCCGGAACAACTCACCACCTACAAACTCCACGAGTTCAGGCTTCTCACCGCTTGCGGGCTTCCAGACCGCGGGACGCGAGTCCATCGCGCCACTCCCAATGCTGACAATCATGGATTCGTTCGCACCTTGATGCGGCATCTTGACGTCCTGTATGTTCACGATTTCCGTGCCAAACAGCATGTCGTCTTCAGGGTCTACGCCTATCGCTTTAGCAAGCGTTACACTATCGAATTTGTTAAATAGCTCTTTCAGTTTCGTATAATACTGCGGGTCTTCGCTCATGTGGTCCAACGCGATTTGCGCTATCATGTTGACGTCGTTTCCAACGGTATCAGCATGTTCTTGCTCATCTCCAAGGCCTATTGCAAATTCACCTAAATCAAAGGAGTCCCAATCCACTCCTAGTCTGTCACCAACTTCTTTGGCTTGTTCTTCTGTAAGAGCAGGGGAACCTTCTAGCTTGCTGACTGGCACAGGATTCTTCAAAACGTTGAGCGGGTTGTCGAGGACCTTGAGAGGTCGCCTGACCTGCACGTTCTTCGAGTTGCCCACGTTAATCATCCCGGGTTTACCCGGTGCACCGAACGGGTCTTCACCCTCACCCCCGGCTCCACCGGGTTGTACAATGAATTCACCTACCTCACCCTTAAGCGCTGTCATGCCAATGCCCTGCCGATACTCGTCGCGCTTGATGCCGCCGATCTGGAAGCGTGTCGCGAACTTCTCTTCTTCCTTGGAAGGATCCAAACTTTCCGCAGGAAACTCCAGTTTGAACTTCATGCCGTTATCCATGTTCATGGCAATGATGTCATTGAAGTGACTCTCCACATATGATATAAGCGGAGCTAGCCCCATTCTATAGAATGCAGATTGCATCGCTTCAGCGTAGCCCTTGCCACCAAGACCTGCATTGGGGCCCTCGCCAACCTCAGATTGCAGGATGCCGAATGACATGCGAACTGCGTTCGTGGCAGCGTCGTAGCTTTCTTTATTAAACGTGAGTTCCTTAGTATTAAGGGTGGTCATGCCAGCAGGCAGGAATCGTGCACGCACGCGCTCCTCTGTATTACCTGCCATGCGAGCATTGAACGCGAGTTCGAACTCGAGGATCTGGTCTACATTGTCTTTCCAGTTCTCTGGAACCGTAAATACCATTTCAGGAATATTACCGACTTGATACTTCTGATACTCATAGTCCCACAGCGACTGCAGCAGTTTTACTGCAGGTAGGCTATCTTCGATAGGCGACCTCCCGTAGGGAGCATCAGCGCGTAAATGCCGAGGCTTGTACCAGAGTTGGCGGGTGTTCATGAATAACCGTGGAACGCCCCAGATAATCTGCTGGAAGGCAGGCGCCGGTGGTCTTGGCTGCTCGCCTCTCTCGTCGATTACAACGAAGATAGTCGAACCATCGATTACACGGGAGCCAACAATCTTCTTCTGACTATTGCGCACCATGTACGCGCAACCTGCGTCATAAATGAGAGTGTTGTATAAGAACTTGCTAAGCCAGACCGGGAAGGGGTTGAACCCATCCGGCCTCTCGATCATCCACTCGTATTTCGAGTCTTTGATCTCCGTCTTCGTGTCGTCGACGATAGTGGGCACAAAGGCTTTCATTTCTTCAGTCAGCAGGCGTAAGCACATTGAGACCTCTGGCACAGACTCTGCGTATGCACGTAAATCACTAAACGCGGCCAAACCGTACGCAAGACGTGGAGACATCGTGCTGTTCACTGACGAGATGTACTGGAAGGAGCGAGGTTCGTTCTCGGCGTCCTTTCCGCGAGCAGTTTGTGAAGAATCAGACGAGAAAGGCTGCCCAGGCCCGAGCAAAGCTCGAGACCAGTTCCCAGGCACGTTGTAGCGTGTTGGCGGTTTCGACGTATCGACCACATCTATAAGCCCTGTTCCAGGCAATGTGGTTATACTTCGTGAGTTAGGCACGGTCGTGCGCATTCCTTGCGCAAATCCTCTTAACGCATCAATTATTCCCATATCTCACACCTCTTGTAACTTTTATAGCCGGCGTGAAACGCTTTAGCGCCTCTGTCCAGCTTTGCAGCGAAAGGAAGTTGTTATCAAAGAACGCCATAACCACGGCGTCGCCATAATCCGTTGAGCGCCCGATCCGTACTTTTATGTCATCCTTGCCTTCGACCTGTATCTTACCCCCAGAAGTGACCTTCCAATGTGGTGAAACCAGATCACCTGTGAGCAGGTCATCAGGCGGGAGCGCGATGTTGTGTCCGTTAGCAGGGTCTAAGAGCTCTCTCATGTGCCACCATGACCCGGAGCGGCAGTTGATAAATCCCAGCTCGTTAGCTGAGTCCATGTAATCTGTGTGCTCTGACGCGTTGAAGGGTATAACCTGATACTTCATTTCGCGTAAGCGGTCTACGACCCCTGCTCCGATACCGATTACATCGACAAGGGCTTTGCCTTTATTTGCATCAAGGATGCCCTTGATCCTGCCCGTAGTCTGCATCGTGTCTTCTCGGGTTGTGACCCGTAGGCCGGGAATCACATTCGCGTAGCGTGGAGCCAAAACAGTCTTATCCTCACCAGAGCGAGCAATATCTGCACCCACGCATAGGAATGCAAGTTCAGGGTGAGTCTCTTTGAGTTTACTCTCATAATTTATATTTGGGCTGTACTCTGATACATCCATAATTTCGAACCAACGCTCGTTGGCTGCCTCCACCCACGTGAGTGGAATCACACCGTCTGCTTCTGACGAGGCAAACTCGCCCACAACGCGGTTCTGATAAACTGCAGATTGCTCACCCCACTGCTTCTTTCTTGCATCCGCCCACTCTGGCGACATTCTGTTCGCATCGATTACTTCTTGTTTGGTTACGTGGCGAACATGCCAATCCTCGTACCCAGGTCTCCGAGCCTGTATATCATAGAAGCGACCAACCGGCTCACCAGGTGTACTGGCAGATAGCCAATAGGTATCTCCAATCGAGAACGCGCCTTCGGCAGAGTCCCATGTGGCCACGGGTATCTCTTTCGACTCGTCGAAGATATAAAGAATGCGCGAAGCGTGAGCACCTTCTATCATGGTAGAGTTATCGCTTGCCAAAGCAAAGGCTTCGCCTGTCTTTAAGTGAAGGGATTCCTTAGTGAGTTCATAGCGCTCGTTGTAAGGCAGGCGCCCAATGACACTCCAATTCAAGCGTCTTGCCCACTTGTGTACCTCTGGCAGCGCGAACTTCGTGAGCTGCCGCCAAGCGCTTGCTGTGATAGGTATCTTCCAATCGGTTACACCGTCATTAGTGAGTGCGAACCAATGCACCATCCAAGCTATTAAAGCAGTCTTGCCGAGACCATGAGGACCACGAACGCTCTCGCGCCTGTGTTCCACAAGGCCTTGCATAATATCATTTTGATAGGGGGTGGCACCTTCTCCGGGCTTCCAACTGAAGCAATCTCTTACGAACCCCACGGGGTCGTTTGCGTATTTGCTCACACTAGAAGCAGGAACTGCGGTGCCCTCACTGACTTGTCGATTTCTGACAATCAGCAGGCATTGTGCTCGTTCCTGCAATGTGAGAGCTGCCGGCATATATCCATCTCCTAATCATAAATTCTACATCTATTATATCACTTATAGTCACAAATTACACTCGCCTCGAGGACCAAAGCTTCTGTCCTAATTCGATATTATGCAGCATCCAGTCCTCGACGCCATTGTCATGGATACCAGGATAGCAAGGCGAGATAATCTGCCCTCTTAGCCCATTATTGATGGCGTGTGGTGTCGTGACAGGTATGCCTTCGGAATATTCCGCGCCACCGAACACATCCTCGTTGTAGCGTTCGCGCAGGTAGTTCATGTAGCCCCAATAAGGCTGCCATTGTATCCATGTATAGTAGATATGGTTGATTTTCACATCTTCTATGGAGCGAGTGAGCTCTGAGAGGATCTCCTCAATGAAATTGCAGCCGTTCCCGTACAACCCAGTCATGTCTGCTATCGCAGGGTGGAGCATGACAAAGATTTCTTTGAACTCATTCTGCGCGAGCAGGCTCTGTTGGTAAACCAACATTTTTTGATAACTATCGAGAAGCCAGACGTTCGTCATAGCGTCGTCTTTCGAAGGCAGGTCTTCGCTGTCAGCAAATTGTTGGTAGCTCTTGATGGCCAATGAGTCGTAGAAGGCAGGTTCGTTCAGTAAAACCGTCTCGCCGCAGCTGAGCTGTGAGCTCGCCACGAGGCACCTACTCGAAGAGTAACGCTTCATCATCAGCAGGTTGAACGTGTTTAACTCAGCGAGTGCCTCCTGATTCCATGGGGACAGCACGCCCCTCTGGACAACGTTCTTGCCCTGCAACTGCTGGTCACGGGTTTGCACGAAGTAAGAGTCCGGAAACCAATCGGGATACCCGTGAGTCGGTGTAAACAGGATTGTTTTCATACCCGCGCGAGCAGCGCGGTTCACGTAGTCGTCGAGATATGACCAATTGTAAACTCCCTTTTTGATTTCTATCTCTTTCCAAACGCACGAGAATGGCATGGTGGTCTGTATTCCAACCCCATGCAGTCTCTTTAGACCCTCCTCATCAATATGCTTTGTGCGATGCAATGGCATGTTTGGATAATGAAGTGGGTTTGAGTCGCCCGTCCACGGATTGTCCATAAGCAGGTAGAATTCATTTTCATGTAAGAACGACATTATATCTCCCTCATTCCTGGGTTGTCTTCAATGACACCGAACACGCCGTAAGCGATCGCATCTACAGCTCCCTCTGACACCTCACTTTGGCGGCCAGACTGTGTTAAAATCCCATGAATAACTTCATGCCACAGAACCTGTTTTTGCATGACAGGGGTTAGACGACTTTCGATTTCAATTGTCTGTTGACAATACGAAATTTGTCCTTCTAGTTTTTCATTGTCGTCTCCGATCAAGCGCTCAACCATTTTGACTTGATAAGTTATCGAACCGATTTTTACGCGTAAGTGCAATTTACCTGTCATACTATTTTCCTCCAGTTTTGGCAATAATAAGTTTCAATTTATTGATACTTATGGGCAGGCGGCCACGTGGGTCACCATTTTTCATTAAATACTATAAGCTATCATTTCTTTAGTATTTAATCTTTTTAATGGCAAACGTGACCTACGTGCCAGCACATACGTGCTAATCTGTACCACCGGGCGTCTTTTCACTTGACAATGCTCGCCAGGATGCAGTCCTGCTCATGTGAGAACACTGTCCAGAATGTCACAGTTCGGCCTATAAAACCTGCCTGTTCCAGGTAATTCGCAAGTATATTCCTGGTGAAACCTGTCTTGTGATACTGCCCGGGGGTGGACTGGTCGCCAAAGATAGCATCAAGGTGCCAATCATTGGTTTGACGCTGCAGCCAATTCTTGCAAACCCATGTGAGGTCAGGCACTTCCAGCGTTAGCTGGGCGTCCCATTTGAGTACTCGATGCCACTCTGCGAGTGTCGGCACGACTTCATACTTGCCGATATGCTCAAGCGCGTGACTCGAGTAAATCTCGTCCACAGACTCATCCCCGTAGGGGAGGGCGTTCATCGGTGCTTTGATGATACCCTCGCCCTCGGCGAACAAATCGACTCCGGTGAAACCGTCCTTCGGACTACCGCCGCTGCCAATATCAAGTCGTAGCATATTAACTCATTCTCCTATGTCCAGTCGTCAAGTGTAATCTTATCCATGACCAATAGTCATCTCTTGCTTCTTTGTTACCTATCAGGATTGCATAAATAAATTTATTCACAAGTCGCAATACGAACTTAAAATCATTCCAGTCATTTATGTATATCTTCATGCTTCTCCTCGATAATCGGTGGGCAGGATTCCAACCTGCTGCGCTTGTAGTCGGAGGTTCTTGGTTTGTCTGCTCCGAACAGTTGGTTGTCGCGCTACCTGTTCTGTTGTGTGTTCGCACCACACCGCCACCGCTTTCGTTATACCCTCAGGATGAGGGGTTTGTCGAGGCGCTTGTAAACACCATCAAGCCTGAAGGCAGGCACGGTATCGAGCGTAATCATCGAAACCTGCACCACGATGCCGAGTTTACGAGCATCTTCACACAGCCCGTTCAACTCTCTAACCTTTTTGCTGATGTTATCAGCCAGCTCTTCTGTGTCAACAACTGCTTGTTTTCTGTCATTTATTTGTATGGGCATTTCACTCCTTAGGAAGATCAGTCAATGAACGTTTTGCCAGTACCTCTAGGGCCGAGAGTCCATCCACCTTTACGATAGGTGACGACAGCGGGTTTTCGTACTTAAAGGGCTTTCCTTGCAGGTTTGCGATAAGGATTTCGACTGCAAGATAGTTCTCTTCGTACACGGGCTGGTTGACAATTGCATACGCGTAACCGGCTTTAACCATATCAATATTCTCTTTAGTCGCATCCATCCCTATCAGGATTACATCCCCTGGCTTTTTGCCAGCCTGCTGGAGCGCCTTGCCCCAAGCGTTAATCGAGCCGCCTGTCGTGCCGAAGGCACCCTTTAGGTCGGGGTTCGCTGTTATGATAGCAGCCACTTTCGCCATCGCTTCGAGAGGCTCGAGCCCCTCCTGCTGCACAGGTAAGATGACG